CCAGATTTAGTAAGTAGAGATCCCTTCATCCCTCCAAAGCGAGCAGCAAAAGAAACTCGTCTTGGGTTCACACCAGATTTAACTGGAGCTTTTAAATTAGATCCTTCAGTACGTTTAAAGTAAGCACGACCAGCAGCGTTTAAACCACCGCTAGGATTTTGATACATTTTTTTAACCATTATAATTTCTCTCTAAAAGGGTTGTAGTCATCCTCATTTATCTTAAAGCATTTACACTGATTTAGTAAAGCACAAAATCCTTTTCTTAACCAAAAAATACATTTGACATTTAGCATAAACTATACTCTCCCCTGACCCACATATTTTTTATATGTCTTGTGTTTATTAACTCTCTTTGTATGCCTACCTTTTCTTTTCTTTGGTGGCTTTCTTATATGTTTATTCTCAAGATTTTTTCTTGCCATTCTTTTTAATCTTTACCTTTGCTTTTACCCCTTGCTGTGCAAGCAAAGGCACCGAAGATACCTACGATTAACCATTGATACCATGATGGGAACTTACCAAAGTAATCAAAGAATAAATCTAATTTAGATTTAATATTAACATCATCACTAATGATTGCGTAAGATAAAACAATAATTGGAATACATACTACGATTAAAACAAATTCATCTTTCCAAGTCTTGTCTTGTTGATCTGATACATCTCTTTGATATTCTATTTCACCACGAGCCATACGTTCAAAGTATCGTTTCTCTGCTTCACTTTCTAATAGTTCTGATTGCTTATGATTCTTATAGATCTCAGCACCAGTTTTAAAAACAGTTGGTAATATACTCCACCACATATTAATGACAGCTCTTCATTATGTTTGACAACTCTTCGCATCTGCTTGGTGTTTGTCTATACCACGCTGAGTTTAACATCTCTGCAGCTGCTCTACTATAATCATGTTCTTTCAATGCTTCAAACATTTTCTTAAACTTAGAAACCCCAGTCTTTCCTAATTGAAATACCATCTCAATGATTACTTCTTTAGCAACAAGAGCCACATCATAACCTTTTAATAATTCTTCTGCACCCTGAACAGCTTTGTTAAAGTCTTTCTCAAACAATGCTTCAAGTATATCCTTGTCATAGATAACGCCTTCAACAAAATCATCTTCTTCTGTAAGCAAATGACCATAGCCAATGGTAGCTTTACCTAATATATCCAGGTAAACTTTACTTAGAAAGCCTTCGTGTCGTTTAATCCTTGATTTTAAATCTTCGTACATTTTATTTAACGACTATCTTACCATCTTCGTAAACATAGACAATCTTAACATTCATATCTTTTTGAATCTTAGATGGGGATCTATTTATTCTATCGTTCTTTTTATGTGCGTATTTAGTATTTGATTTTCTATATGACACAGTCTTAACGTCATAGTTGCAATACTCTTTTGTTTTAATATTAAACGTACAAATATCTATTGGACCAACACCACCTAGTGCTGTGAATACAATTAGGTTTGGATCTTTAGCAAAGTATGCTTGTGCTAGTGCCTCTGATACTAAACCCTTGTCTGATTTCTTCATCAGTATTGTTCGTTGTTGTTTTAGTTTTTGAATTGAAAGAAACCTATGACTGAACCTGCTATGCTGCCAATGATTACTAGAAATGCTATGACACCTTTACCCATGCTCATATCAGTTCTAAGATCTTTGACTTCCACTGTAAGATCATCTAATCGTTTTATGATCATATCCATACGTTCTGATGAATACTTCTCATAAGATGATAATCTTATAGCAGTAGCAGATATAGGTTGCTTCTTTCTTTTCATACACCACCTATAGTGGTTGTGGATAAAAAGTCAATTAAAGATTGTAATTATGTGGATTGTTCTAATGTTTCTATGCAATCAAAATGAAAGGATGGTTTGGTTTTTTCAAACTGATCTATTGGAAATATCTTGTTCTGTTCTGCTATAAACTCATAACCAGCTATGGTGCATTCTCTAAAGGTATCAAACTTCTTACCTGTACTCATTACCTCTAAGCAATTACCATTTACCATTGAGCAAACAGTAAAGATTAATAAAAATTTCATTGATGAAAGTTATCTTAATATGTGGATAAGTAAATAAATATGTGTGGCATTTCTGCCACACACACTGTAAAGACTACTCTTCGTCTTCTTCGTCTTCATCTAGATCAAAGTCTTCGTCTTCGTCTAGTTCATCCTCGTATGATACGTGAGCATCATCTGGATTTATCTTTAGCTCAAGATCATCTAAGAGATCTTTTATCTCATAGATAATATCTTCAGCAGATTTTTTCTTTTTTGCCATAGCTAACTCCTATAGTTGGTTAGGCAGTGGCGAGATAAAGTTAATTGAATAATAAGTAAATAAAATTATTTTTTATAACTCTTTGAATTATAAATATAATTTATTTATTTCTTATATATATTTTGGATAGTTTCTAAATAATTATTCCAAAATGATTTAACATCATTTGAATAATCATTAATGAACTTGCTCCAGTATGCTTTGATATCTGAATAGTTGTACATCATATTCTCCATTGGTTAATGAAGCGTATATGGTACTGACTATTTAATATTCAAGTGTATCTTTATTGATTCAATAATATCATTAACTACATGCTCAAACTTCCAGCCAATGTAGATACCTATGATTAATGATATAAGTATTAATATTGTTGTCATATTATTTCTTGTTTAGTTGTGTCATAAACATACCATGATATTCGGTACTTCCCAAGTGTGTTATTGGTGTAGATAGATCAGTCCAGATCTCAAAGCCACACTCCTCAGCTAATCTACAGAAGTAATAGTCTTCAGATAAATATCTATTCACTCCATCTTTCTCTTTGTAAATCCCAACAGGAAAGAAATCGTATGCCATGTTTGAATTCTCTATCCCTGTTCTTAGATCTGGTTTGTATTTAAGATGAGGAAACTTTTGCATGATAGTAGTAAACACCTCACGTTTAATCATCATAAATCCTGTGGCACTTTCTTTTACCCTTGCAAAGCCATTGTTAAATTGTGTGTTAGGATATAGATTGACATTGAACTGCAATAGATAATCACGCATTGTTTTCTCATCCATATCTGTATTCTTCTTGATACGATCTAATAATTGCTCCCAATAGAATCCTTTTACAGGATATGTGCAGGTAACAACTTCCCTATCAAACTCTATTATTCTTTTTAGATTCTCAATATTAAAACCTATGTCAGATTAAGGATTCAGTAGGTAAGGTTTCTATTCTGATATTGTGTCCAGAATCATTTAACCAACGTAATGTATTTAATATGGAATGGAATGTTAGATTACTTACATTGCCTCCATAGCATGGGATAGCTATTAGGATGTTCATTTAAGATAAATGAAGTTCAGTTAAGTTCTTATTGTTACCAACAGTTCCTTTAATAAATACATTAAAAGCTAAACTTATTCTAGTATTTGTTCCTTCTTTAGTTTCTACCATGTGGGTTAATGAAGATGGAAATAATATAATATCCCCAGTCTTAACTGAGAACCACCAAGATTCTGAGTTCCAAATATTCCAATTTTTTATATCAGGTTTTATTGTTTTGTAAGTATCATTAAAGAATTTAATTTTATCAAATTTATCATCACAATTAATATAGAATACTCCTGATACTAAAGAATTAGGGTGTTGGTGTTTATGATGATACTGATTTGTTTCAGTATAGTTTAACCAAGACTGGGTAATATAAGGTGTAATTGCATCTGTTGGAGATATAACTTTTTCAAAGTAATCTTTAACTCTTAAATCTAAATCTGTTTTTAGATCCTTAAATAATTTATTATTTAAAATATAATTATCATTAGATGTAGTATTACCTTCGTTCTTATTACAATCAGATTTAGTTTTGTCAATAAATGATAATTCTTTATTTGTAAGTTCTCTATTTAATTTAGATATATAAATAGGTGTTGGGAATATCCCATTAATATTAGCTTCAATCATTGTTTGACTGAATTATATATTATTTTATACTAAATCCCAAGATTGATTTTGTTCGTTCCAATTATATTTATTGTTATCCTGTGGATAAGGTATTGGAGATTCCCATCTACAAGTATCTTCGTTTAATATCCAAGAACTAAAAGGTTTTGGTGCTATAAAAGCATCTTTTTGTTGATCGTATTGATAACCAATACCAGCAAAGTTTTTTCTAAAATTGTTATTGTATGAAGTTTGTTTCCAAACATCTCTTGTATTATAAAGTTTATTAATAAAATCTACTCCAGCTTGTTCAGTAGTTGCAACATCATTAGATATTACGATTACTCGTTCAACTATATTTCCTACTCCTAATTTTGCAAAGTGTGCCATTATCCAGTTATACTCCCAGATGCGTTAAATGTTATAATAGTATCAGAACCTGATGTTGTAACTGTTGGAGAACCAGTTGTAGTTCCTGAATAATTTGCAGTTGGCATACGAAGTATTACAACTCCTGAACCTCCTGCTTTTGGTGCAGCAGAACTTCCAGTTAATCCACCTCCACCTCCACCACCAGTATTAGCTGTTCCTGCAACAGCTTGTGGACTACCTCCATCATTTTGACCACCAGCACCTCCTCCTCCAGTTCCACCAGAACCTACTGTTTTTCCAGATAAATTTACACCTCCTCCACCACCTCCTCCTCTTGTAACTGAAGAACCAGTTATTGAAGAAGCTAAACCATTTCCTCCATTTCCTGCTGGAGAACCACTAGATGAATTTCCACCAACTGCACTAGCACCTCCACCTCCTCCTCCACTTGAAAAAGTTACACCATCACTGAAAGATGAACCACCAGCATAACCTTGATTTGCAGTTCCTGAACCACCAGAAGCAGTTGAATTTCCACCACCACCTCCTGAACCACCACTTGAACCAGTATTACTTTGTGGTGCTGGTGTATTTGCACCTCCTCCACCACCACCAGAAGATGTTATTGTTGTAATTCCAGTTCCTGAAATTGATGAATCTGTACCATTAGTTCCATTAGTTGTTGAATTTGCTGGTACTGCTCCACCTCCACCAACTGTTACTGTATAAACTGTTCCTGCTGTAAATGTTAAACTTGCTTCACTACTTCCTCCACCACCTGAAGTTTCTGTTGAATATGAATTTCTATATCCTCCTGCACCACCTCCACCTAAATAACCTCCACCTGAACCACCACCAGCTATTACTAAAAAATCTACTGTATAAGGTGCTGGGTCTAAAGATTGTGAACCATAATTAGAAGCAGAAGTTGAAACCCAACCTTGTGTAGAATCTACATAAGTTACAGTTACAGCTTCTCTATTTGTTGATAAAACTTTATTATCTGTTGCACCATTAATTTTATTTCCATTAGCACCTAATGTAATTTTGTTTGTTGCAAAAGTTCCTGCGTAATCTAATAATATAATTTGATCTCCAGCAGTAGGAGAAGCAGGTAATGTTACTGTAAATGCAGATGATGTTGTATTGCAAGGATAACCTCTACCAGCTACTGCAGTAAAACCTGTTGTTTGAACTGATTGCCAAGAAATTAATCCTGATACACCAGAAGCAAGTTTAGC